GATATGGAAAAGAAGCAAGCATCAGAAATAAGTCAATTAAAGCAAGAGTTAGCAAGACAAGAAACATTAAATCAAAAGAGATCAGAAGAAACAAAGCAATTATTATTACAAATTATATTATTATTAAAGAGCAAGTAATATGGACTTAAAAGATTTAGAAAAAGTATTAAAAGATCCTGAATATAGTTTTAACGAAAATGGATTTAGAATATTCTTTTGTGTAAATGAAGAAAGATTTAATACAGTTTATAATGGAAAAAATGCTCAGACATTAAAGGCTACATTTGGGGTTGGAATAGTAAAAAAAGGAAGTAGAGAATTTAGAACAAAAAGAATAGAAGAATTTGTTGAAGATTATAGTTTTAATAAGGATAGGAAAGACAGAGAAAGAACATTAAAAGAAATTAACGAGATTATTAAAATATAGAGGAATATGAACGAAAAAATCTTTCAATCTAAATTTGGTAAATGGATAAGAGAAAATAAGGAAGCATTAGAGATACTTCCTGCAGTTTACGAATTAAAACTTGAAAAAGGAGTATCGTTTGCTTTTGATAAAGTAAAGGAACATCAGATTAAGGCATTATTAGAAGCAAAACATACAGGGTTATATCATAAGATTGCTGACCAGACTATAGGTAAAGGTGGAAAGTTTGGAATGACACTTAAAAAACCTTTTGATTGTTTCTATGTTAAAGGAATAAAATCTTTTGTAGTAATAGGATTTTACACTCCACGACAAAAAATAGAAGCAGTATTTATGGACATTGATAAGTTTATTGAAACAAGAAAATGGTATTTAGATAAGGGAAAGAAATCAGCTCCTAAAGAACACTGGAAACAAATGAGCAATAAGTTTTTTAGGATTTGATTTATTTTAATTAAAAAATATGGACATTAAACTATACGAAAAAAACGCAAAAATACATACAGATAAGCAATTAGAACTATTAGCAAAGATAGTTGCAGAGATAGGTTGGAGGCAAAGCGTAGAAGTTAATCAAGAAGGAGTGATCGTTGTTGGACACGGTAGATATTTAGCTCGGAAAAGAGCATACAATAATAGAAAGTTAAAAGCGATATTAAAAGTTGGAGAAGCAAGATGTGTGAGATGTGGATGCGACGAATTAGATTTCTTAGAGTTCAATCATATAGGTGGCAATGGATGTAAAGATCATAGAGAAAACAAAAATGTGCCAATTATGGATAGGATACTTACAAAGAAAAGAAATACTAATGATTTAGAAATAGTTTGTAGGGTTTGTAATGCATTAGACTTTTTAGAAAGAAAAAATAATAAACAATCAAAAAGATTTTCAATTAAATGGGAATAATAAGATTAAGAAAAATGGAAAAGAAATAAATTGGTAATATGGCAAGAAAACCGGGACCAAAAAAGAAAAGAGGACCAAAGCCTAAAAGTATTAAAAAGATAGGCAGACCTACAAAGATGAGTGAAGAAACAATACAAAAGTTGGAGGAGGTTTTTGCTTTAGGAGGAACAGACCTTGAAGCTTGTTTTTATGCTAACATTAGTGGAAGAACGCTTTATACATATCAAAATGAAAATCCTGATTTTCTTCAGAGAAAGCAGTTATTGAGACAAAAGCCGTTCTTATTAGCAAGACAATCAATAATGAGAGGAGTAAAAGAGGATTATAATTTTGCAATGACATTTGCTGAAAGGAAAATGCCAGAGTTTAAAAGAAAGGTTGAAATAGAAAGTCCATTAGTAGCAGAACAAAGTAGAATAAATATTTTAATAAATAATCTTAACTTAAATGAAAAAGATTTTGAAAGAGAAAATGCCAGCGAAACACTCAAAATTCTTGCAGAAAGAATCATTGAGCAAGGATCAATTGATAGCGAGCTTATCATTAGCGAACAGGATTATTCAGGAACAGAGAGCGAAGAATTGGAAAGAAAGGTTTGATTGGTGGTTAGAAGACAATTGGACTTCAAGAGGAAAGCCTATTGATTTTAAGAATGAAAGAAAATACCTAAGAGAACTGTATAATTCTTTTGATAAGCAAAAGGTTGTTGTTATGTCTTCATCGCAAGCAGGAAAGACAGAATGGTTAATCAGTGAAGCAGTTTATTCAATTGATCAGTTTAATTGGAACTGTATTTACTTCTTACCAACAGAAAAGAACTTCGGACAATTTGTTAATGAAAGAGTAGATGAGCCAATTACGAATAATCAACATCTTACAAAATCAGTAAAGCAAGAAAAGACACAAGGAGTTAAAGATAAGATAAAAGACAGCGTTGCAGTAAAGAAGTTAAAAGGTAGAATATATTTTAAAGGAACACAGAATACATTATCAATGAAGTCAACTCCAGGAGATGTAGTTTATGTTGATGAGTTAGACGAAATGGACACAGATAAAGTTCCATTGATTCAGAAGCGTTTACATAATTCAAAAATTAAAAAGGAAAGATGGGCTTCAACTCCAACGCTTCCGAACTTAGGAATACACGCAAAATATAAAGAGTCAGATCAGAGAGAGTATTTTATTCAATGTCCTCATTGTAAAAAATGGCAGACAATTACTTTTTGGGACAATGTTAAATGGGAAGAGATAGACGGAGAGGTAAAAAATGAAAGAATAGAATGTGCTTATTGTAATAAAAAGATATTACCTTATAAATGTGAAGGAGAATGGCGTAAAAACAATCCTAAGAGCGATGTAGCAGGTTTTTACATACATCAACTATTATCTCCAACTTGCGACTTAAAAGAGCTTATAAAGCAATCCAAGAGTCCTGTTGAGTCAGAGATAGAGCAATTCTATAATCAAGGTTTAGGTTTACCATTTGAGCCAAAAGGTTCAAAGATATCAGATAGCCATTTTGAAAATTGCAAAGGAGATTATAAGATTGGAGAAATAAAAGAAAAAGAAGATATTTTTGTAGGATTTGATGTTGGAAAGGTTATTCATTATTTAGTTATGACTCCAACAAAGATTATAGACTTCGGAGAGGTTGACCATTTCTTTAAAGACGAAGTTGATTTAGATAATAGTGCTGAAGAGATAATTGAAAAATACAATGTAGATCAGTTTGCAATTGACGCAATACCTGAAACAAGAGATTCAATAGAGCTATGCCATAAGTTTCCTGGACGAGGATTATATGTATATTATGGATTAGATAAGCCTAAGAAGGACGAATACGAGGAAAGAGAAGGATTATTTAAGTGGATTGAGGTTGAAAAGAACGCAGACAAGACAGAAACGAATAGGACTGTTTCATTAGATTATACATTAGCATTGATTAGAAGCAGGAAAATACAAATACCACTTGATTACAGAAATTACCCTGAATTTACAGACCATATTAAAAATCTTGTTAGAGTAGTTAGAGAAGATACTAAAGGAAACAAGAAAGCAAGTTATGAGGAAATAGGACCAGATCATATTGCACACGCTTTTAATTACGCAAACATAGCAAAAGAGTTTTACCTCGGAGATGTTGGACTTACCTTTTTATGATATTCGTGGTATAATAAGATAGCAATGGAGGTAAAAATGTATGGAAAATGTCCTGTTTGTGGTAAGACAACAACTCTTACAAAACACCATATCTTAAAATGGAATGTATTTCATAATGACGACAAAGACAACATTATCTACATTTGCGCTAAATGCCATAATGAAGGTAAAAGATGTCTTGAAGAATTGATTAGAGAAAGAGAAAACAACATATTAAGAAATCACCCTGAATTGTATTACAATGCACTTCAAGATTATATGAATGGAGTAAGACCAAAAGGAAAAATCTATGCAAGAAAAAGATAAGCACAATGTGCTTTATTTTTTTGCTTGTATTATTTTTTAGTTATGGTATAATTTAGTAAAGCAAGTGGGTTGTTCTAATTTTATTTATAAAAAATATGAGTATAATACAAAACATTAAAAACTTTTTATCAGGAGGACAAGAAAGTTCAGGGTATTTATGGGAAGGAAAGAGCGTTGGTAAAGCAAATACCGCAGACTTATATAAAGCACAGCAAGAGAGCTATGTTGTTTTTGCTTGTTTAGATAAGATCCAAAAGAATACAGCAAACATAGAGCTTTCATTATATAAAGCATTAAGGAATAAGAAAGTAAAAGAAATACAAGAACACGAGGTGCTTGATTTATTGTACAAAGTTAATCCTTTCACAACATTAAGACAGATGATTGGAGTAACGCAATTATGTTTAGACTTAATAGGTTCTGCTTATTGGTTAAAGATAAGAAACAAAAGAGGACAAATTACAGAGTTATGGTTATTAAGACCAGATTTAGTAAAATATAAGTCAAACGGTAACGAATATATTAGTTATTACGAATACACAGGAAGAGGAACAACAGAAAGATTTGAAGTTAATGATGTTATTCCATTTTTAAATCCTAATGCAAAAGATATGAGAGATGGACAATCAAAGTTACAGCCTGCAATGGACTTAGTTCGTTCGCAGATTTTCAGTTCTCAATGGAATATGAATTTCTTTTATAGAGAAGCAAGACCAGACGCTATTTTAAATATAAAGCAAAGAAAGCAATTAGATTCAAAAGAAAAACAAGAAGTAAGGAATGAATGGAACGATAACTTTCAAGGACCAAACAGAACACACAAGATTGCAGTTATGCAGGGAGATGTAGATTACAAGATTATCGGAGAGAATCAAAAAGATATGGATTTTGTTAATCTTGATTCAAGCGTAAGAAACAATATAATGATGGCATTGGGAGTTCCTAAGCCGATCTTGTTACCAGAAGAAGGAAACAAAACAACAGTTGAAGGTGCTATTTATATTTTTATGAGTCAGACTATTGAGCCTAATATGCAAAATATAGTTGATACTTTAAACGAATTTTTAATACCTGATTTTGATGAAACATTATATTTAGATTTTACAAGTCCAGTTCCAAGAGATAAACTAACAGAATCAAACATATTAGGAAGTTATGTTAAGAATGGTATAATGGCAATAAATGAAGCAAGAGAAAAGTTAGGATTACCTCCAGTTGAAGGTGGAGATGATATTCTAATTTCAGCAATGTTAGTTCCTATGGGATCGTCAGAAGAAAAAGAACCTACAAAAGCAATAAAGTCATTAAAAGTAAAAGAAGGATTTAAAGAAGAAGCTGAAACAAAGAGATTTTACAAGGCCATTAGAGGAAAATCAAAATACTTTAAGGCAGAAGAAAAGAGAGACGAATTGATACAAAGTATTGCCAAGTCAGTAATTGATAAAATGAAAGACGAAGAGCAAAAGAAAATAACAGTTAAAAAATATACACCTGAATTAAAGCAGGTTATTTGGAATAAATATGATAAAGAGTCAGCTCAAATTGCAAAGAGATTTGAAACAATGTTTAAGAAATTAGAAAGAGATCAAGAAGAAAGAATAAATAAATATCTTTTTAGAGAGAGAAAGAGCAAAGATTATATTCTTAAAAAAGACCTTTCAGATTCAATAGACAAATATAATTGGAAAAAAGAAATTTCAATTTTTATTGATGTAGCATTACCATTACATACAAAGACAATAGTTGACGCAGGAAAAGATGCGGCAACAAGGATTGGTTCAGCTTTTGATGTTAATGAGCAAGTAAGAGCATATATTTCTAAAAAGACAATGAAGTTCGCTGAAGAAGTAAATGAAACTACAAAAGAAAACTTAAAAGCAACATTATCACAAGGAATTGAAGAAGGAGAATCCATTGAAGAACTAAAGAAAAGAGTAGAGCATACTTTTGATGCAAGAAAAGGAGCAGGAGCAAGAGCAGTTGCAATGACTGAAACAGCAGCTTCAGTTAATGGTGGTTGGTTGGAAGCTTTCAAGCAATCAAAGGTTATTGAAAAAAAGGAATGGTATCACGCAGGAAGTTCGTTAAACGATAGACCAGAACATATTGCTATAAATGGAGAAAAAGTTGATTTAGACAATAAGTTTTCAAATGGTTTACAATTTCCAGGTGATCCTAATGCTTCACCAGACGAAACAGTAAATTGCAAATGTATAATTTTAGAAGTAGTAGAATAATAAAATAAACAAAATGACAAAATTATTTGAAGAAATAGATACAAAACAAATAAAGTATACTGTTGTGAACGATAGTTCAATTAAGGCAGTAGATGGCGAGGACAAGGACGGAGAAAAAGTCTTCAAAATAGTAATATCAACAAATCAAGTTGATAGATACGGAGAGATAGTTAATCAAGACGGAATTGATTTTACTAATTATTTAAAAAATCCTATTGTATTGTGGGGACACGATTATTACTTGCCTCCAATAGGTAAGACAATTGAGTTGATTAAACAAAAAACAAAGACAATTGCAAAGTTCGTTTTCGCAACAACACAATTCGCGCAAGAGATTAAATCGCTTGTTGAAGGTGGATTTGTAAATATGAGTTCAATAGGTTTTATTTCTCAAGATTTTGACAGAGATAAAAATGTTCATAATGTTTCAGAGTTGTTAGAGTTTTCTTTAGTAGATGTTCCTGCAAATCCAGGAGCAGAAATGCAAAGATCTGTTATGATTAAATCAATGGCTCAAGGAATTAAAGAGCTTAATTGTAAAGAAGTTGAAGCATATGTTTGCAAGAAAGGAGATGATGGTTGCAAGATATGTTCAAAAATAATAGAACAAATCAAACTATTAGAGCAAAAAGACCTTGAAAACGAGGAAATTAAGCCAGAAACAGATGATTTAAGCGAAGAAAAAGAAAAAGATAATAAAGACATCAAAGAAGAAGAAAAGGAGGTTAAAACCGAAGAAAAGATTTTTTATGATTGCAAGGATTTAGATCTTGAGCTTTTAAAAGAAATTGAAAAAGTACCTGAAGATTTAGAAGAAAAGATTAAGGGAAAGATAGAGATAACAGAAGAAGAAAAAACATATCTTGACTTAATTTGCGAATTAGTCTTGTGTATAAAAAAGAAGAGTGATATAATAGAAGAAGTAGTAGAGGAAAAGTCAAAAGATGAAAAACCTCTTAACGAGAAAATCAATCAGCTTGACGACAAGATAAAAGAAATCCTCAGCAAAAATAAAGCAGAAGAAGAAGACAAAGATCAAACTAATCAATTGATTAAACTTGCGTCAAAATCTTTAAACTTGGCTTTAAGTAATTATAATAAGAATAATAAATAAAAAAATATGGACGAAAAAGAATTGATGGAAATGTTTACAAAGGCATTATCCGAAAATAAAGACGCATTAGTAGCAGAAGCAACAGAAGCGGCTATTAAGGCGGTAGAAGAAAAAGGTATTAACTTAAACAAAAGTGATTTACCTCAAAAGTGTGTGTTCAACACAGACACAGTTACAAGAAGTAAAGCTCCTTTCGTAGCAATTTCACAAGAAGTTAACGATTTTGCAAACGATATTAAAACTATTGTTAGAGCAACAAGAGCGGGAGGAAACTTTGATGTAAAAAACCTAATCAGACAAAAAGCTTTCAACGAAACAGACGACAATGATGGTGGTTACTTTGTTCCAGACGAAGTTGGAGAAGGTATTATCAGATTTATGGAAGAGAATTCTGTTATTAGAGGAAGAGCAACAGTTAGAACAACTGCAGGAAATCAAAAATCTTTCAATAAGCTTAATCAGACATCAGATTCATTCGGTGGCATTACATTATATGTAGTTCCAGAAAGTGGAGAGATAACTGAATCACAAGCAGAAATTGGAAGAGTAATGTTAAAGTTAGTAAAGATTGCAGGTTTAACTACAATTACAGACGAATTACTACAAGACAACAATGTTGGTTTAGTAAACTTCATTACAACATTATTCGGAGAAGCAATTGCTTACTTTGAAGATAACTTATTTATCAATGGAACAGGAAATGGAGAACCTATGGGTATCCTAAACTCAAGCCTAACACAAACAGTTCAAAGACAAGAAGCTGGAAAGGTTGGAGTATTAGATTTACTTAATATGGACAGCAAAATTCCAGATCAATTATCAGACGGTTTAGTATGGTTAATAAAAAAATCAACATACAATAGCTTGGTAGGTTTAAGAGCTTCAGTTTACAATGGTTCAACAACAGTTGAAACAGGAGAGTTCTTAATTACTAAAGATATCACAGGAAAAGGTCCAGGAAATATGCTTGGTTATCCAATAGTTAAGACAGACAAGGTTTCTGTATTAGGAACAGCAGGAGATGTTATATTAGCAAACTTAAAGGGTTATGCAATTCTTGACAAGGTTGGTGGTGGAATATCAGTTGCAACATCTGTTCATACAAGATTCAAGTATGATGAAACTCAAATGAGATTCATTAAGAGAGTTGATGGACAGCCAATTGCAGATAAAGCATTCGTTAAATTAGTTGACGCAGCATAAGTCAAACAAACCTATGATAAAAAAGGCTGAAAAACCTAAAAAGAAAAAACAGTTAAGTAAGCCTTTTAATCATAGAGCAATATTTAGTAATAATAAGAAGGTTAAAAATAAAAAAATATGGACTTAGAATTTAACACAAAAAACATCTGCTTGGTTACTCCTCAAGCTATCGCAGCAGGAGATTCATCAGCAGACGGTAGAACAGTGGAAACAAAAGGTGCAAGATCAGTTAAGATTAGAGTTATTGCAAAAGGAGTAACATCTGGTAAAGCAGTAACATTCGTTTTAACTGGTGGAGAAACATACGCTACAAGAACAGGATCAGCTGTTAAGACAGTTGCTCCAGTAGCAAATGCAAGTGGAATTATTGATGCAACTTACTATGTAAAAGATCCTACAATTATATACCCTTTCATTACAGGAAAAGCGACAGCAGCCGCAGACGCAGGTGCAACAGTAGTAGCTTCAGTAGATATTGAGTTAGAAGGATTAAGAGAATCATCAAACTTAACTGAAACTCCTAAATTATACGCATAAATAAAACGAGGGTAGTTGTCGGCTACCCTCTTAAAAAACTTAATTAAAATTATGGCAATACCAAACAAAGCAACAGGAGCAGGAAATAACAATGCAGCTAATGTATTTAAAATTACATTTAATCAAGCATTGTCAACAGCTCCAAAATATGAAGGTTGGGACAATTCAGCAACATTTCCAGCCAAAGACGCAAATGGATCAACAGTTGCAAAAGAGATTTTTACAGGAACAGCTGGAAACAGTAGCAAACCTATGTTGTATTTAGTAGATACAAACGCAGGAGCTACATTACCAGGTGCAAGTTGGAAGCCTGCAACAGCAACAGCAGGATCAGCAAATCCTAATAGATTAAAAGGAACAACTAACTATGTAACAGCGACTAATACTCCTGCACAGAATGGGTTTATTACTTTCAATATAGGATTAGAAGCTCCTTACGATGCTACAGTTCCAAGTTCAAGTTCAACAGCACACATTATTCAAATAAGATATACTTATACTGGAACAGCTCCAACATTAACTTGGTCATTTAATGAAGGAACAGAAGGAACTCCAAGTTGGACAAATTTAACTCCTGGAACACACGGTTTAAGATATGTAAACACTGGAACAAGTTGGGCTGCAGGACCTTACAAACTAACATTACCTGAATCAGGAACAGTTGACGCAGGTGAAGTAGGAGTAACTGCATAATAATTAGCTTAAATAAAACACTATGAGCGAAACAAAAAAAATCATTTGCACACGATGTGGTGCAGAAGTAGAAACAACAGGTTCAGGAGATTTTACAACTTTTGTATGTGAAACTTGTCAAGAAGTAAAGAACCTACAAGCTTATAAACAAGAAGTAGCTGATATTGAAAAATATCAAAAGGAAAGAGAGTCAAAGAAAGAAGAAAGATTACCTTCTTTCGATAAAAGAAAGACATTTCTTGAAGCTAAAATCAAAGTTTTAGAAGAAAAATAAGCAATAATAAGCAATTGTAAGATAAAAAATTAAATAATATAAAAAAATGTTTATTGCAAAATATAAAAACGGAGAAATAATCACAGAAAAACAAAAGACTTGGAATAAGGTAAAAGATGGAATGACATCAGTAGAGCTTACCTTTCCAATGAGATTGACTTATATTGATCGTACAACAGGAGAAGAAAAAGTCGCTCCTGCAAGAACAATATCATTAAGAGGTTTTGACAAATACTATTTTCACAATGAAGCAATCGCTCATTTTGATGTAAATAGCGAAAAGTCAGACAACAATGGTCAAGGACAATTAGTTGCTCAAGCCATTGGAGGAATTAAGGACGGAAAAGTAGTTGAGATCCGAGTTGACAAAGGCGGATTTTGTCAGACACAGATATTCAACGAAGAAGGATTTAATCATTCAGATATCAAATTAGCAGGAAAATAGAATATATTTGGGGAAACCTAAAGATAGAATAGTATTGCTCCGAGCAGTATTAAGATTTTGTCTTGAAACTCCTTGTAGCGATACAGGGAGTTTTAATTTAAAAAATAATAATAAAATAAAAATATGGATTACGATTTTATAACAACTTGTAATTGGACAGCAACTGGAACTTATACATTAAAGGCTTATCGTGGAAGTGGTACAAATGTAGTAACTACTTACTATGCTTCAATTTTTTATAGAAAGAAAGGAACTACAACTTGGACTCCTCTTAACTCAAGTGGACAAATGGTTGTTGATTCTACTGGTGAATGGGAAGTTGCAAATGACTGGAATAAGTCAGGTAATAACTGCTTAACCCATTCTTATTCTGGAATAACAGCAATAAATAAATGTACTGATGTTTATTTTAACGAAACAAGTTTGGGTGCAACAGTAGGAAATAGTTTCCTTTCTAATTGGTTTGAAAATTGTACAAATTTAGTTTCAATGCCTGATGGAGTTACAATATCGGATACAATGACAAGTGTAGGAGAATATTTTCTTTACTTTGGGTTTAAGGGGTGTTCAAAACTAACTACACTTGGGGTAGGATTTAATTTGCCTATAAATTTAGAAACAGTAGGAAATCATTTCCTACTGTTTTGTTTTGCTAATTGTTCTGCACTAACTTCAATGCCTGCTGGATTTAACTTGCCAACAGGAATAACAACAATAGGAAATAGTTTTTTAGCATATACTTGGTATGAAAGTGGTAATTTGACTTCAATGCCATTTGGTTTTAATATACCATCAGGAATAACAGACCTTAAGCAATACTTTCTTTCTAATACATGGAATACTTGTACATCATTATCTTCAATTCCATTAGGTTTTATGATTCCTTCAGGAGTAACAAGCGGAACAGATGTTCTTACTGTTACTTGGAACAATTGTACAGCACTTAAAGCAGATGGATATACAGAAGATATTTATTTTAGAAGTAGTGCTACCAATACATTTGGAGGAACTTGTCCAATAACACCAGATAGTCCATCGTCAGGTACAAATGTGGCAGTTAATAGACCTCCTGAACCAGCTGTAACAACACAAGATTGTACAAACATTGAGTCAACAACTGTTACTGGAAATGGAAATATAGTTGGTATAGGAAGTGGAAGTCCTACCATACGAGGTTTCTGTTATAAAGCAGGAACAACAGGAGATCCTACAACAGCAGATAGTACAGTTTCTGACACTGGAACTTTTTCAACAGGAGCATTCACAAAAGCAATTACAGGATTAACAGGAAACACATCTTATAGAGTTAGAGCTTATGCAACAAATAGTGCAGGAACGGGTTATGGAGAAACAGTTACTGTTACTACTCTTGTAGCAATTTCAGGAACAGTTACTCTTTCAGGAACAGGAGTGGAAGGTGCTATTGTTAGAATTATTCAACAAGACACAGACGAAGAAGTAGATAAACAAATAACAGATTCTGATGGTAATTATGATTCAAGTCAATTAACAGCAGGTAAAAAATATCATGTTTGTGTAGAATATACTGATGGAAGTTCAAATAAGTATAACTCTAAATCATTATGGGATATAGAAGCTAAATAATATGGCATACACACCACCAACAAGTACAAATGTAGATTTTGAACTTATAGCATATACAGAACCTGATTATAATGAGGTAGATTTTGAAGTTCAAGATATCATTACAGCGAATGAATCTATTGCAGGTATTACTTCACTTGAAATAGAATCAAAGTCAACAGTTTCAGGTTTAATTTTTGCAGAAGCGACAAAAGTAAATCAAATTGCAGGGTTATCAGAGATTGAAACATTACGAAAAGGAACTATTGCAGGACTAACTACTCTT